TGTACCTTTGCTGAATAGCAAGGCATTGCAATCATTACGCTTTTCATAAACTCCCCTCAGAATGTTAAAAACCCACCCTTTTTTAAGGGGTGGGCTTCTATTTTACAACAGATTACTGTGCTGACAAATCGTAACCATATACATATACGTCAATTGTGCCTGTTACAGCAGCAGAAGATACGTTTACATACAAAGTTTGAGCAGATGTTGCACTTGCTACTAAAGTTGCAGCTACAACTGATGCGTTAGCAGTAGTTGTGTTAGTTGCTAAAGCCGCTTTAGTGTAAATAGCTGTACCACCAGCCGATAAGCCTGTGTAAACACCTAAATAAGTGCTTCCTGTGGATACTGCTGCGCCAGCGTTGTTACAGTTAGCCGTAATAACGGATACTGGAACATAGCTAGTTACATCAATTACGTTAACTGCGGTATCACCTAAAGTTGCCAAGCTAACACCTTGAGCAGTTGCGATCAAACGCAATGCTTGGTTAGAGCCTAAAACTTGTGGGTGAATCGAGGTAGTTACTGCTGGTCCTGGATTAGACATTTTAGTTTCCTTTCGTTATTCGTGAATTAAGCTGCAACACGGCAAGCGAGTTCAGGATACAAGTTAGCCCAACCATACAGAACGTCTAAACGAGTAGGAATAGAGTCGTTGTTAATGGTGTATTGACGAACTACACGCATTGACAGACCGATTTCCTTGTCGCTTGCACGACCAGCAAAGTGAACACCCTCTGGCAACTCAAGGTCGGCTACTGCTAGAGTAAACGCATTGCGGTGCATGATGATGTTTTGTGGGGAAACAGTACCAGAGCTATTAAAGAAGCTAACAGCAGCAGTTGCTGAAGTAGAAGGGATAGATACGTTCTGGAACTGACCAGCAGTAATAACCGCAGGGCTTACGTTAACAGTAATCGTGCTACCTGAACCACTAACAGCAGTATTAACAACAAAGTTGCGTAGCTTGTTTGAACCATAAGCCTGACGATTTTGTGGGTTAACTGCATAAACGCCAGCGATTGTGAATGTATCGCCTTGGTTTAATGAAACACCATTGGTCAATGTCAAAGTGATGTTTGAGCTTGATGCCCAACCACTTGTCAAGAAACCAGTAGCAGTTGTAGTTGCTACAGTAGCTGTACCAGCAAAAGAACCGAATGTATGTGCTACAACGTTCTGATCCATCTTCCAGTTCATACCAGCAGAGTCACGACCCATCAAGCCTTTACGATACTGTTCGCCAATAGCTTCTTGTGGCACAAATAGGCCTTTCAAGCTGTCAACGATAGTAGCGGAAGTAAACGGCTCAACGATACATGATCTACGACCATCACGAGGTGCGCCTTCAGAATCAAGGTAAGCAGCAGCAGTCAGGTAAGTAATCAGACCTGTTGGGGGTGTACCAGCAGTACCTACAATGTTGTAAGTATTGTTAGCAGCTTGCAATGTACCATCACGATCAATTTTGTTCGCAATAGCAGCAACAGCAGGCTTCAATACACGATCAGAGAACATATCTAAAGACAATGCCAAATCTTGTGTTGTGAACTGTGTGTCAACGTGGAACTGTGTTGACAAAGTTACAGGCACAGAAGTTTCATTGAAATCTTCTACGTTCAGGGCTGGCCCTGTAGTTCCAATAAAGCGTCCAGGTTTCATTCTGTTACTTTCAGTCTTTCGACTTACTGACCATTTTCATGGCGGTGCAACTTCTTCGAATCGCACTCTAGGACTTCTTTAGTTATATCCTAGTTCAGACTATCGCATCCCTTTCGGGGCTTCTCACTTAGTCGTTCAGGCTGCTTTCGCTTGCCCCTTGTTACCCACTTCTGGGACTCCAAGTCAATCAGAGAAACTTTTTCGTCCGCACACCTAACTCTTTTTACGGACGTTTACTGTGTTACCGATCTTACCACCTCAAATATAAGATCCACAGTAAAAACTGAGGCAGGCTTTATACCACAGCGAATTGATCGTCATAGTTACGATCTACTTCTGATGTAAATGTTAATTCGTTTTCTAAGACCATCAACGCTTCGTTAGTGATCTTGGAAATGGTTAGCAAATTATTTGCCATGATTTATTTCCTTTATTAAATATTGGGTATATCAGCGTATCCGTTTAGCCTGTCTTGCAGCTTTCCATTGGGCATAAGTCCCATGAAATGCTCCATTGCCATCAATAAGAACGTCTGAAGTTCCTTTTCCGGCAGTTAAAGGCTTAATCGGTGCTGGTGCTTTACTACGAGCAACAGTTTCGCTTTTCTCAATAGGAGCTTCTTTACGCTCGAATTGAACTTCCAATTTCCCTAATTCCTTGAGTGCTTTATTAGTCGGCATTGCTGCCAATTTACTAGCGTAATCATCATCTGATGCTAGGTGATATAGGATTTGTGGGCCTACATCTGATTCTAGAATTGCATCTCGTACTTCATCTCGTACTTGCACGTTGCTAGAAGCTACCATATCGTCAAAGTCAGGAATATCAGCTTTAGCAGCTTCGAGTTTTGCAGACCACGACTTGATTACTTCGTTTCTCTGTTCATCTACCTTGCGTTGCTGTTCTTGTATATCACGCTGTTCTAATGCCTTTTCTGCGCTCCATTCGGCTAATGCTTCAGCGTATTCAAAAGCATCATTAAACTGCGATGCTTGTGGTTTTTCGATGACAGGATCAACTTTTGGAGATGCAGGGGCTTGTCTGCTCTCAAGTTCTTGTAAACGTGCTTCTAATGCTTGCTTATCTGCCTCAGCTTGTTTGGCTCGTTTTGTAAGCTCAGAAAATCGTTTTTCAAGTTTGGGATTTTGTTTAGGCTTGTCTGTTACTTCTGCTTCATCTTCTGCCTCTGGTTCACTCTCAGCTTGTGCCTCAACTGCTGGCTCTGAATCAGGAGTTTCCTCGACTGCTTCAGCCGCAACAGGGGCTTCCTCACTAGCTAAACCAAGTTTATTAGCAGTCCATTCCGCTAAATTATCGCTTGTTACGACATTATCTGCCGTTCTTACATTTGCTTCTGACATGGATAACTCCAAGAATTAACCCAATGAACCCATTGGTAGGAAAATCATTTATAACATAAATGTCGCTTTTTTACAACATTAAATTGCTCGTTCAACCGCTTCAGCGTTAGCTTCATTAAATTCAGTTTTGTTTAAATGAGCAAGAACTAAGGCTAATTGCGCTTTCATTTGCTCAATTTCTAATTGAGTCTGAGTCTTGATAACTGTGTCATGCGCTGTAGTATCTGTACGCATCTGAGTATCTTCACGCTTAACTTGCAGGCGCATCTTCTCACGCTCTGTTTCAGCTTCTTGTACTTGTTGTTGAACAGTAGCACGATATTTCTTATCCATTTCTTCGGCTTGAATCTGCTGTTGAAGCTGTTGAATTTGTTGTTTAGCGTTAGCCAACTGCATCTGTACTTGTGGTGGAATAGGTGATTTATCGTCAATTTGTGCCATAGGATTGGCTGCTGCAAGTCTGTCTGCAATGACTTCTGCGCCTGGGAAGTCCATGTTACGGAAGATAAGATCACCAGCAGTTTGCATCAATGTAGGATCAGCACCTAATAATCCCATCATAGAATCAACTGCTTCTTGACGTTTAGAGTTGTAACCAGGGCCTGTTTCCATTACTACGTCATATTCGCCTACAGTTACGTCATTTAAGACTTTAGACACGCCTTGCTCGTCTTGTCCTTGCTCATTGATAGTAACCATCTCAGGCTTGCCATCATCGCCAATAATACGCATTACACGCTGTCTATCGTAGATTTTAGGAATTAGATCAAGAATGATACGACCTGTATGACGGATTGATCGAGTCAGATTGTCATAATAGTGAAAGTTAGTCATATCAGCTTGAGCTTGCTGACCTTGCAATGACTTGCCTGATTGCATACCTTGTGGCAACTGACCAGGATCAAAAATACCTACAACTGCTTGTAAGTCTTGATTCATGCCTTGCAATGCAGTCATTACGCCTGCTGGTGGTGGCTCTGGCTGTAATCTTGTAGG